ATGAGATCTTCGAGTTGAAGACCAAGTTGCAAGATGATCCGGATGCCGCCATCGGGCAATGGTTCCAAAAGAAGACTGGATTGTCTCTTGAGGAATTCGTGAAGGTGGCAAAGACCGGAAAGGCAGCCTCAGACGAGCTGTCGGCGGAAGCGATCTCCAAGGAATTTTTGAGGACTCACGAGGAGTACGTTCCGTATGAAAAGAATTTTGAAGCTCTGATTGCTTGGTTGTGCAAGTACAAGTTGAATCAGCCACTGCAAGGGCGCGATCCGAACGCGATGATCGAGGTCCTGTACAACGCCGGACAGTGGACGGCTGAGACTTTGGACGAAGCTTACCAAGACTTGGTGAACGACGGATTGTTGGATCTCCGAGTCGAAGAAGAGGAAGCTGACACAGTTGTAGTTCCCGCTGCACCCGCAGCGCCAGCAGCGCCGGTCACTCCGGCTGCTGCCACCCCGACGACCTCTAACGACCGGATTGTTCGTGAAAGGCGTCCGAGAGCGGGCAACGCAAACCTTGGTATTCGTACATCGGAAACGGTGGCTCGAAACACCGAGGCTGCAACGCCGCCCTCAGTCGAAGAGTTAGACAGCCTGTCTGACGGCGATGTGGAGAAATTACTCCACGGCGTTCGTCAGCTCCGGTTGGGGACTCGGCGCTAGAAGTAACAACCTTTCGAGGTAACTCTCATGGCTTTTTCACCAGCAAGCATCCAGACTTCAGGTGCCTTGCCCAACCTCGTGGCCATCTACTACGAGCGCGGAGCAATTCCCAACCTGAAGGCGCAGACCCCATTCCTGAGCATGACAAAGCAGAAACCTCTGCCGCTCCGGTCTGGTAACCAGATCCAATTCTTCACCTACGCTCTCTTGGCTGCCAACACCAACCAAGCTGCGGAAGGTACGGTCGGTTCTCCCATCAGTGAGTCTTCGACCAAGATCGTGGCGACAATCGGTCAGTACGCCGATTTCATCAACAGCTCCGATCTGGCGATGGACGTTGCAATCGACGATCCGTCACTGTTGCAGAACCTGTCAACCGAATTGAACTACCGGTTGGCGCTGACCCTCAACTCTCTCGTTCAGTTGACCGCTGACGCCGCTGTTGCGGTGGATTCCAGCGTCAACATCCTGTTGGCCAACGGGTCCTACCTGACTGCCAACAACATCCGCACTGCTACCCAGCAACTCGCGGGTGTCAACGCTCGTCCGCTGACGAAGGACGGGTATTGGGGTGGGATCATCCATCCGTTCGTCGTGCATGATGTGCTGAATGACACCAGCGCAAACGGCTTGACTGACATTCTGAAGCGCAACGAGTCTACAGTTGACAAACTGATGGCTCCTCTTGCGAACGAGGAAGTCATCCAGTTCGCCGGTACGCGGTTCAAGCAGACCACCACTGCACCAAGCTCCCTCATTGGTGGCAACACGTACTACAACACATACATCTTCGCGGATGATGCGTTGTTCTCCGTGTTCCTCGGGAAGAATCCTGAATCCGGCGAGAAGAACTACCGCTTGCTGATCCAGGAAGCTCCCGCACAGGGCAGCGTCGCCGATCCTGCTCGTCAGATCGGGGGTTGGGTCTCCTACAACGTGAAATACACAAACACGTTGCGTCCCGGCAGCACGATGGTTCTTCGTCGGCTGCAGAGCGAGACCAGCTCTAGCTAAGCTTCTCGGCGGACCGAGGGAGATTCGGATTGGATCTCCCAACGTCGGCTGAAGCCTAGCGGCTGTCCTGGTACATCGGATCTTTCTAATCGCAAACTCTCCCAGGGCGTCCTGCCGGATTGGTGGGACGCTCAGAATTTACAACCCTTCGGGGGACTAGATGAACCGGCGCTGGTGGCTCGCGACCACACATACGGCTTAGAGGAACGGGCGTCCCCTGAATTTTTTTTCAATTGCACTCTTAACCTCCAGGAGAAAAACAAAATGGCGACTTCCATAACGAAACGAACGGGACAAAGTGTATTGCTGACCTGGGACTACCCGGCAGCCGACGAGGTTTTGATCGACAGTTTCTTAGTCGAATCGGGTCCTTCAGCGGCGGGTCCGTGGAATTCCTTTCAGTCAGTGTTTGCGAACGCCCGATCAAAGACGTTTTCAGCGGGCGCGGTGTCCGAATTCTATCGAGTGAGCGCAGTGAAAAACGGCGGGGCCTCTACGCCTTCGACAGAAGTGGTTCAGGTGGTGATTGACAATACGCCGCCCGCTCCCACAAATCTGTCGGTGTCGTAAAGAGTCAACCTCCGTCTCGTTTCGTGATTCTTCCGGGAGGGGGTCAAACCCCTCCTGGATTTTTGTCGAGTTTATTCGCCAGAAAAGTTGACAAGTCTGACTTGTGAACTCGTCTGGGAAGTAAACTCGTAGGGGTGGCAGAGCGGCTAAACGCACCGGTCTGTAAAACCGACATCCCTTGGTGGATTACGCAGGTTCGAATCCTGCCCCCTACACCATTTATGAATGTCGAATGCTCAAAAGCTCAGTGCCGATATTGCGGAGAGGTTGCGGGATTTGCGGACGAAGGCCAGCACATCACGATGTTCGAATGTCAGAGATGTGGTAGAAACAATGAAGCGCGGCATCGTCCAGATCCAGATCCTCTGCCTACCGCTGTCAACGACAAGCGGGTTGCCGTTATTCTTTCTATGCTCGATTCTTTCGGCAACGCGGCGCTTAGTATGCCGCTCAGGTACGATCTTCCCTGGTTGCTGCACGTCCATCAGAGCGCCCAGGACACCGTCAACTACTTGTTCGGATATCACGGACGCAAGACGATCATGATCGGTCGCAAGAAGAATTCCGCCGCCGTAGCTCCAAAGGGTAGAGCAGCGGTTTTGTAAACCGATGGTTGGGGGTTCGAGTCCCTCGGGCGGCTCCAACTAATTCACACGGAGGATATCATGTCAGACGAAACGAATTCAGAAGTGAAAGTTGAGGCCGAGACGGAAGTTGCTGCGGAAGTCGAAACGATTCTTGAAACGCACCCGGAGCCGGAACTCTTCGACCCTTTTGTTGATCCGGACGAGTCCGTTGTGGAGCCCAACTTTACGTCCGCTGAGTTCAACGGACACAAGGTCGAGTTCAACGAAGCGGGCGAGTGCTTTATCTCGAAAGATGGTCAGTGCCTGGGCATCGCGGCAGGCGCGATCAAGAAAGTTTCCGATGTCACGGCTATCATCAATCAACGGGAAAAGGGCGAGTAGCTCAGCCGGGAGAGCGCCGCACCTGCAATGCGGAGGCCGAGAGTTCGATTCTCTCTTCGTCCACCACAGACTGGTAGTAGCAACCGGATAAAACGCCTGCCTCCAAATCAGGAGTTCTCGGTTCGAATCCGAGTCGGTCTGCCAATTTTGTTTTACTCCGAGGATAGGATGATACTCAACACCAAACCAGACATCAACGAAACACTCGATCCCCTGCCAGCAAGCATTCTGCTCGACGTGGCTCGAAACGAATCAGCTTCGTATGAGTGGCGAAAAGCCGCCATCCGTCTCATGCGAAAGAAGGGCTACAAACAGGCCGAGCACCCCGAGCTGATTTTGTTTGTCCGAGAGATCGAGAAAGAAGAGCAGGCCGAGCAAGAAGTCATCGCCGTCGTGGAGTCAGCCATTGAGGGTGATCTGGACGGAGATGATCATGGTGCAAAAGCCTAATGAGATTTTAGTGTACCTCGCCCGGCACGGGATGACGGATCTCAACGAGAGCAACTGTTTCAAAGGTCATCTCGATCCGGATCTGAATGGGAGTGGCTGGCGGGATGCTCACGCGCTGTCGTTTTATTTTGAGCCCATCGAGCTAGGCTCCATATTCTTTTCACCGAAGAAGCGCAGTCGTCACACGGCCATGATAATTAACAAGGCCAAGGTAGGTCTTCCGTACCACGGTAACGGGAACCTCCAGGACTTGGATGTCGGAGATCTCGGCGGGCAAAAGAAGACTCCCGAGAATAAACAGATAGTCAGCTGTCACGCAGAAAATCCGGACGAACCTTTCCCTGGTGGAGAGTCGTTCAACGAGTTTCGAGGACGAGTTAGACCGATGCTTGTAGACGCGGTGAGGTGGGCCTTGAGGAGCGGGACGCCGACGCTCTTGGTTGCTCACTCCAGCGTCATACGCGAGGCCGGGGACCTGTTCAATAAGGATAAATCCTCAACGAAGGTTCTTCCCGGTGGCGTCGCTGCGGTCTACATCGAAGACGGTGAGCTGAAAGCAGAGCCGATCTTCAAACCCGAATAAGTTCCCCCAGTGCCCGCGCAAGGGTCTACGAAGTTCACGCTCAAACACCACAACGTAGTATATGGAGATACGTCATGAACGCAAACACAATCCTAGCATTCCGGTCGGGCACCGGTCGAAATCAGTTGGCAGCCCAAGCTGTGGCTTCGACTACAGCAAGAGCGGCTACGGTCAATACCGATAACGGTGTTGGTGCCACTGCCGTTCTCAGTGTTCCGCTGCAGTCGGCGATCTTGGGAGCTTTCAACCCCCTGTCGCCAAACGAAAACAGTGCGATCCTCGGTCCCGCTTACGGACGGTTGTTTGGTACGCCTCGCGGCGGACAGACTCCGTACTTCAGCAGCACTTCGTTTGACGGGGTGCCGTTCCGAGTCCGGATTTCCGGTACGGGTGTCGCCGGAGCCAACGCTGCTCAGTCCGTTTTGGCTTCTCTGACCCTCGGAACTTCTTCGGTCATCGGGTCCAACGTCCTGATTGCGACCTCGGGAGCAGCCCTCGCGGCTGTGGCTGGAGGTGCTTTCGCCTGGACTGTCGTGGCCGAGTGCCTGTGGACCCTCGGTAGCGGTGCGAACGGGAATCTGGCCAGCCGTCACAGCGCCACGATCACGTTCCTGCCGACTCCTACCATCCAGGTTGTCAGCGACGTAATTCAGAGCACCGTTGCCGCTCCTGCTTTGACGGTAGCAGCTCTGAGTTTCGTTCCGTTCATCACCTTCGGAAACGCGGCTGCCAGTACCGCTCAGTTCACGGAATTCTCGCTCGAACTGATCTAAGCTTGATCCACATGGGGGAGGGGTTA